TTTATATCTCCCGGCAGAATTTCTTGCCGTAGAATATAAACAATGGCGCGTATGGGAGGTAGACGTAAGGCTCCCGGCAAACATCGCGCTAGAAGGGCCCGAGCAAAGCGCCCGGCACGCCCTTCTACTGGCCTGGTAAGGGCAGTTACTCGGATTCTTAATAAGAAATCTGAGACCAAAGAAGCATCCTTTTTTGGTACAGCTGGCACGTTTCCCCAGACGGGGCTTTATAGTGCAGCTGCTTACAGTGGTCAGAATCAGACTATTACAACTGTAGCGGGCGACGTTAAAGTTGTTTTACCATATGTGGTAGCTGGCAATGAAGATTGGCAGCGTATTGGTAATAAGATCAGCCCGTTATCTTTACGTATTCAGGGTACCACTAAGATTTCGCTTGCGCAAATCTCTACACCTTTATTTGCTCCAACTGACATTTATGCGGTACTTTATGTACTTCAGAGCAAACAAATAAAGTGTTATACAAACTTTCTGAACACCGTCGCAGGTCCTCAGGAGAATCTGAGGCTTGATGAGTTGCTTAAGACGGAGGAAGGCAATACTATTGCGTTTGATGGTTCTGTTTGGGCTAGCAGGTTACCTGTAGCTGAACAGAATTTTACCGTGCTTACTAAGAAGGTTTTTCGCCTTCGTTATGCAGGGGTAGTTGGCGGCGGCGTTGGAGCTGTATCTATAGCCAACTCTCACGATTATGTGGCCAATTGGTCACTTAATATTAGACCTGGCAAGCATATGCCTAAGGTTCTTACTTATCCTGAGGGAGGTACCACGGGTATCCTTCCGCCTACAGCGAATTCTCCAACTAATTTTGCGCCATTTATGGTGATGGGGTTTTATTTTGCTGATGGGTCTCTTCCCGGCCCTCCAGCAGTTCGTCTGGAGAATACGTATACCAGCTTGCTGCGTTATAAGGATATGTAAGTATGTTTAATTTCCACAAGATTTATAAAAAAAGCTTGGGGAAATTCGTGCTTCCGACCCGCGACGCTCGCTCGCCCTTAGGCGAGTGGCGCGGGGTGGATGCGCGAATTCGTGCTTTTGATCGCGGCGTGAGTCTCTCAAGAGGCTGCATCAGGCACATACCGAGCTAAGTGCCGGCGGCCGCTGGCGGCCGACTGTGTCTTACGGCACTTGGGGTCGGTTACCGATGTCGCTCCTTGCGACATCACTAAGGTTGATAATGTTCCATCTATCATTACTGAGTTTTTCCGGGGTTTCAGGGGGGCTATTAGCGAATACAAGGATGTGCGGGGGATTGAATGCTTTGACACCGGTTTCGTATTTAGTATTGCAGACCAGTCCATTTTTTATAGATTCTAATGACGAATAAGAAATTGATCCTAGGCTTGCTCTTGGTATATCCCATATGACTATTTTACATGTATCCATATTGTTATTGAAGACTAGGTTTATTATATCTGCTTTTTTGCCCCCATCACAGAACAATGCTTTGTGTTTTACTACCATGTATTTCACAAAGGCGGATTTTCCGATGTTACCAGATTGTTCCCAGTACCAGTTTATTTTCCTTGCATCAGGTTCTTTTATGCATAGGTTTTCTATTTGTTGTTGCCAAGGGTAAAGGTTTTGAATTATTGCAATAGGAGTGGGGTATCCCCATTTTAGGTGTATTTTACCGTCTTTCTGACAATATTCTTCTAGGGCTTCTTCGTTTCTACATTTTCTGAAGGAGCATCTTTTCATACAGGCGTATTGACTTGTTAACTCTGTTATTCTTTTTTTGACCTTTAGGCTTACGAAGCATTGCAAATGTGGGGTTCCTTGTTCTCCCACTTCTTCAGCTACGATCGCTTTTTTGCAGATTGTTGGTAAAGTTTGGCACAAAGAGGTTAGTTCGTCATTTGTAAAATTGTTAAGTACGAAATCGTACTTATACTGAGCGTGTCCGGATGTTCCATTATTACCATCCGGACTGGCACAGACTGGCACAAGTTTTTTGGAAAACTTTGTCATATACTTTTGCCGGGGTTTTATCCTCGCAAAAGGCTGTGCGTTTATTTTTTAATTTTATATCTCCCGGCAGAATTTCTTGCCGTAGAATATAAACAATGGCGCGTATGGGAGGTAGACGTAAGGCTCCCGGCAAACATCGCGCTAGAAGGGCCCGAGCAAAGCGCCCGGCACGCC